CAAACCTTTGCATCTGGAAAACTAGCCATGACTGATCTAATTGAGTACCTTAGTTCCTCATTATGTCCGTCTTTACAAATATATACAAAGTCCATAGTTTCCTATCAATATAGAAAAGCCAGCCTATGTTACTAGACTGGCCAATCTATTTTATTGATTACTTTGCTGTCTTTTTTGGAGCAATCTTCTTAGCAGCCTTCTTTACAGGTGCCTTAGCAGACTTCAGAGCCTTATCAACCTCTGCAGCGTCTGGCAGTACACCAAATGCCTTATCATTAGGGTTGATTGCTCTAATGGCTACTGGAGCGATTGCTGCTACTAGTGCAGTCCATAGATCCTTTGGATCTGTAACTCCCGCCATATATAGTGCTAGACCTGATGCAAGTACTGAGCGACCATATGATGCTAGCATTCCTTTTAGTTGTTCTGTATTCATTTTGTTCCTCCTAGGATATAACTCGTGTTAGTAATGTAAAGCCAATCCATAGGCCAATAATTCCTGCGACTCCCGCAAAAACTGGTGGTGCTGGTACTGGCAATTTGAATGCTGCGAACACGACACCGCACCCAAAACCTGTTAGTGTTGATAGGATAATATCCTTCATTTAACTTCCTCTTCTTCTTTTGGTAATAGTTTAGTTAGTTCATCGTATGCTTTTGTTATTTTTTTAAGTGAATTATAATTTGGTTCCATTGATATAAGATCCCCATACTCTTTAAAGTAATTAATTTCTGGTTCGATATCAGTTACAAACTTGGTTAAACCTACCTGAACTTCTTCAATATATCCAAATGCCCAATCACGAGAATCAGACAAAAACTTAATAAAGTTTTCTTTGTGAATATCGCTATCATTCTTAAACTCAACATTGTTAGTAGCGATAAACTCTTCCAAGGTTTTATTATCAATAAATAATTTTGCACATTCTTGTGTTAGTCTTGCTAACTTTTTAAGAGTAATAGAGTATGCAATTGCAAAAGATACACAGAGTGTAGACAAAGAAATCAAGATGATACTATTAATCATTTTAATGCCTCTCTAGTTACTAACACAATCGCACCTTCCATCTCTAATGCTTTTTTCAGATTAACAACGTATTGCAAGGCTTGGATCTTATCATCATGAGCCATCCTTACAAATTGCCTTTCATCTAATTTTACAGTAAGAAAGGCATCGTTGTCAATAATTGTGACGCTAAAACCCTTCGGAGCCTGTATTGAATGAAAGGCTTTACGCATAGAATCTGTATACATTTATTTCTCCATTGTTAAAGAAGACCAGGTATTAGCCCAATCAATCTTTGACCTATGATTATTAAATTCTCTAGATATGTCGCCACCTTCTAGGTAAACTCCACCCCAGATGCCCCACTCTTTGCTAGAAACACCAACTGCAAAACATTGCTTTGCTACTGGGCATCTACCACAAATGGAATCTACTCCTGGTCTAAGTGTAGGATCGTCTTCATACTTTTCAAAGAATAGATTAGTATCAAGACCTAAACACTCAGCATTGTCTTTCCAAACATGCTGTTTCATGTTTACATCCTATATTTATTTGGAATATCCCAGCCATTGCGATCCAGTTTAAATACTCGTTGTGTGTACCACTGACCATTGACTCTTACACCGTTGACAGCAGTCCTGCCCATATCGGTTCTCTTACGTTCTGCAACATCCCAGCCTACCCATGCGAGAGACTTATTAGATGCTACAAGTTTTTCCATTGCTTCTAACTTATTAATTACCATTTTTATTCTTTCTATTAGTAACGGAAAATTCCGACTTCAATATTATTTTGTTCAGCAAAATCAACTAACCTTGAGTTAGGCTGTTTAGGTTTACTAAGGAATGCAAAATAGTTAACGTGGTTCATATTATCTTCTAACCATGCGTTAGCAACTTTGTAAAACTTAATCTTTCTTCCCCTTGCTTTCATACCACGTTCTGATAGGTTTGAAAACTCTGAAACAAAAGAATTAATACGAGCAGGCCCAGCAGAATAAATTACAAATTCTTTGTCATCATCTGACATACCAGAGAGTGCAACCCCCATGGCACGAATGAAGACTGTGTAATCATCAAAGTCATTCGTTCCCTGCACTGCTACTATCATCTTTTTCTTTTCCATTCTTTAGGCTATCCAGGATGAATAGCATCTTATCAATATCTCGTCTAGACATATGTTCTATATCTACTGGCTCTGCGGTATCAGGTAAAACCTCACCCTCAAAAGCCTTTGCTACATAAAAGGTATTGTTTGATACCCAATATGCCTGCTCACCCATAACGATTACCTTAATCATATCCTTTTCTCTACGTTTTGTCAACTGAGAAGGAGGTTTTTCGTTATTAGATATGTCCAAAGAAAAGAAATATTTAAGCATCCTATGCATATCGCTTTGGCGATACAGCGTCCTAGAAAATACTTTTCTGCTTCTATTCTTTATTACTTTAAGTATAGCCCAAGAAGCAATCAATGTCAAGGCGACTATGAGTATCTCTAGCATAGTTGCTCCTTAACTATTCTGACTTTGGTTTTTTGTCTATTACCGTTTTTGTTGCTGGAACAGCCTGATCATTGCCATTAACTAAAATAGCCTTATTTAACTTAAGTTGTGTTTGCAATAAACTAAACTCAAGATCAGACGATCTTTGCTTATAAAATGTAACTAATTGTATTAATTCGTCTCTACCCAAATCTTCCACCGCTTTACCCCTTTCTGAAACTAAATGCGCTTCCTATCCACGCTTTTTCTGTCTTTTTCTTTTCTCTTTCAACTATTGCACGGCTCCATGTAAACCCTGCATCTCCGCCCCAAGCATCCCACATAATTCTACCGTTTGATGGGTTACTTGTATTGTAAAAGTCTTTTCCTTTTTTATCTACTTCATGACGAGAAAAGAAAGAATACATACGCTTAACTGTATCAAGAGACATTGCAGAACCATTTACGATATCTGTTGCTCTTCCCCAGCCTACAGGTGTTCCTGCTCCTGTTGCCTTACCTTCTTCTTTCCACTTAAGTGCACGTCTAGCAGCAGCCTTCATGCCTGAAGTTGGAGCGTATGTATCTGCCATTATTTAGTGAATCCTCTGAAATCAAGCAAACCGCCATCCCAAATTGTTTTTGTTGCAACTGGTTCTGACTTATATGTTCCACCACGTCGCTTATACTCTTGAACCACCCAAGCGTTTGCAACTGCTGATGGATAAACATCAAACTTATCTTTTGCCTCACGAAGAATTCTTGCATATAGTTGTGCATTAGATGGCTTGCTACCACCACGACGCTCACCAATCATCTCTCCATAGTTAGGCTTTTCTGCTTTTCCAATTGAATTATCATATGCATCCATTAGATCTGGCTGTGAATTCATATTTGGCATATCTTCTACAGTTAACTCTGGCTCAACTGGAAGTGGATCAATAGGAATAAATAGGTTCATTGTACATGCGGAGTATGTTCTTGTTGCTTCCCATAGTCCACTTTCATCTTGTTCAAATAGTTGAATCAATACCGCAGGATTTTCTGCAGTTGCCTCAAGCGTATACTCACCACCAGGAATACCAAGCATTCCTTCACGCATTACATGAACTACTTGTCCAATATGAAACTCTTCGTCTCCACCATGCGCTGTCATAGCAAAGTCGCCCTCTTTGAGGTTAGGCATTGACTTGCCAATCTTTCCTTCACTAACATTGATAGCATAAATCTGTGCTGCTGCTGCTGCACGTGTTTTGTGGCATCCCATTACTTCATTGGTGCCTTCTTTTAGTGCTGGGAATCCAGAACATCCGTAAGAGCCTTTTGCTCCGACTTTATATGGCATAGTAAACCTCCTGAGTTTATATACTGATTATATCAGACTTTGCGCTGTAGCAGTCTTACGATCTCAAATAGAGACCATCTCTCCTGCTTAGAGAGGTTTTTAACCTCATCCTTATTCAGAGCCTTGATAGTTAGTGTTATTACTGGGTCTGGTTGGAATAGGTCTAGATTAATAAACCCCTTTTCCCATAAGTTCATTATCTCAGAATTTACGTTATGCATATGCTCTTGGTATAACTCTGGCA